GTCACCACTCAGGCTACCCAGTACCGCGTCCGCACGGGCACGGGCGGTAACCGCGACTACAACTTCCACCTGACCCGCGTGAATGGATACGCATTTGGACTGAGGTAATCATCGCTACCAACACCACCCCCGGCTACGTCAGCAACGCTGACCTGGCCGCCCGCCTGTCGGCCCTCGTGGATCGATGGGACCGCCGCGAATACCAGCTCATCGACCTCCTCACGAAGCCCGAAGGCAACGTAACGGTCACCGATGCCGCCAACGTAGACCACGTCCTTCCGTCGTTCCTCCAGCTCAACAATGACGTCACCAAGATGACGGACGCGCTCACTGGCGCGGTGGCCGAAGCTCGGGACATCAACTCCCAGTCGCTCGGCTTCGCTAACGCCGCGCATGATTCGGCCATCGAGGCGGAAGCCTCCGCTAAGGCTGCCGCTGATAGTGCCGCCTCCCTCGTTGCAGCGCGCGACGCCGCAGCCACCTCCGCCGCCCAGGCCGCGACATCCGCAAGCATCGCGTCCGGCCACAAGGACGCCGCCAAGGAGTCCAAGGACGCGGCGGCAGCATCGCAGGCAGCAGCTAAGGCTTCCGCTGACGCGGCGAGCATGAGCAAGGACAACGCAGGGTTCTCGGCAGCAGCCGCTCAGAATTACCGAGATGACGCGAATCTAGCGCGCGACATGGCCTCGGCCTACGCGAATGCCCCCGTTAACTCTGAGGTCTCGCCGGGCCGATACTCGGCCTTTCACTGGGCTGAGCAGGCCCGCCTCGTGGCTGTCGGCGCGCTGATCTACAAAGGCGCCTGGGACGCTTCCGGTGGAACCCTGCCACCTGCACCGAAGCTTGGCGACTTCTACTTCATCTCGAAGGCCGGCACCGTAGGCGGTATTGCGTACAAGAACGGCGACATGGCCGTCTTCGATGGGACCGTGTGGGAGCGCATCGACAACCAGCAGGCCGTTACTACGGTCGCTGGCCGCACGGGCGCAGTAGTCCTCACGATTGCGGATATCGCGTCGCTCCAATCCGCCTTGGACGCAAAGCTGACGAACGGCCAACCGTATAGCGTCAACTCCCAGGCCGGAAACGGATCGATCACCTACCGCAACGTCGCGGGCACACTGCCGCGTTACTACGTAGCGCACGATGACAATAACTGGAACCTCTGCACGGCAGATGATGCAGGGGTGTTCCGAAATGTACGACTCGCAATCCCTCGCGACAGCGCGTCGCCGATCTTGATTGACGGCGCTAAGGCATGGCACGCCGGCAACTTCAACCCCACCACCAAGGCGGACCTCGCTGGTGCGACCTTCACTGGTGCCGTGGTGGTAAACAACAATTCACTGCGCGCATCCGGCTGGGGCGGCGTCACCACTGACGGCGTTGTTTACTTCGGTGGTGCAGACTCTTACGTCTACAAGGGCGGCAGCAACTTCTCCTTCAAGAACGAGCAAGGCGGCTTCACGGCAACCCTCAGTTCCGGTGGCACCATCTGGACGTCGAACAGCGTCACCCCGCTCGACAAGAACACTGGCGGCGTCGTCTCAGGCAAGATGGACTACAACGGTCAGGTGAACTGCTGGGCCGGCTTCCACTCCATCGGCTCGACCACCGCCTTCAACGGCCAGGGTGCATACGTAGGCTGGAACCGCAACTACCGTGGCGGCAACGGCGAGACCGACTTCATCAATCACAAGGGCGGCGGTACTGGCGGCTGGGCGTTCTTCAACACCGATGGCAACAGCTATTGGGAGTTGGCGAACATCGACGGCAATGGTCAGATTTGGGCCAACAGTAACGTTGTGGCGGCTGGCAACGTCCAGTCCAATAACGGCTACTTCCTTGGCGCTGGTCCGCATGCCGTGGTCGGCCCCCAGAACGCGGGAGGCACCGTCTACCTGCGACCGAACGGAGCTTTCAATGGGGCCGGAGAGTTCCGCGTCGGTGGCAATGGAGATGCAACCTGTTCGGCCTGGGTGTATGCCAACAACTTCAAGCTGAACTCCGACAAGCGCCTCAAGCGTAGGGCCGTGCTTCTTGACGCTCGCAATGAGCTTGATCGCATCAAGCGGCTGATCCCGCGTCGGTACATCAAGGCCGGCAAGGTGGAGTACGGGTTCTTCGCCCAGGAGTTCGACGATGCGTACCCGACGATGGTTACTGTGGGCGAAGGCCCTGCTGGGCCGGACACTCACACTATCTCGCAGATGGAACTCATTGCACCGATTGTCGCGGTCCTCAAGGACCTCGACCGGCGACTCACGGAAGCTGGGCTGTAATGGCCCAGGTTCCCTCCTCGGGCTTCTCGTTCCAGGACGTGGTCAACGTCTTTGGCGGTAGCGGCCTTCTCGGCGACTACTACCGTGGCGGCTCCTACGTCCCGAACATCCCGCAGAACTATGGCATCGCTGACAACCCAGCCAACCTCGCGCTCGACCAGTTCGCTAATGCCACGAATTACATGCCGATGTCGGGATACATCACACCCAACCCGGCTAGCGCGTCGGGACAGGGTGCGCAGACGGTCTACCTCAGCTGCGCACTATCGGGCGGCGTCGCGCCGTACACGACCAACTGGTACATCGAGTCCAGCACGGCAGGTGGTGGCGGAACAGGCAGCGTGTTGAACCAAAGCGGGTTCGGCGCGTCGGTCATCGGCAACGCCAATCGCACATCTGGCGGCTACTTCAACGGCGTCATCGTTTGCTACGTCCGGGACGCCACCGGAGCCGAGACGTGGATCAAGGGCAACTTCTATTTGTCCATCCAGAAGTCCGGCGGCATCGAAACCTAATCACAAACACAAGGAACCAACGCTTCACCATGAACGACGACGTGAAGCTCCTCGCCTCCCTCGGTGGCGCAGGCGCTCTCATCGGCATCGCGAAGATGCTGTCCTCGGACGAGCTGCCCAAGGCTCGTCAGATTGTCGGCCGGGCCATCCTCAGTGGTGGCCTCGGCGTAGCGGCGGGCGCCGCAGTACTCATCATCCCGTCGATCCCCGTGGTCGCCCAGGTGGCGCTCGCGTGCATCCTCTCGTCCCTCGGCGTGTCCGCGCTGGAGGCCCTGTTCGCTAAGTACGTGAAGCAGTGAGCAAGGCGAAGAACACCGAGCTGGAGGCCCTGCACGGGACTCTGGCTCGCAAGCTGTCGGAGCTGCTCGACGCGGTGGACGGCGAGGCCAAGGGCGCCGCAGCGATCCTCAACGTGGCCCGCCAGTTCCTCAAGGACAACAACATCGAGGCCACGCTCGTCCCCGGCTCCGACCTGGACGAACTCAAGAAGCGGACCACCAGGTTCCCGTTTGATCCCGCAGAGGACTCGCGGCCGAACTGATGGTCCTAAATCCTCTCTCGCGTGCAGTGTCAGTGGCACTGCACCCGTTTGACGACTTCCGCAACTTCGCCTGGCACATCTGGCAAGAGCTGGGGCTGCCATCACCCACGCCGATTCAGTATGACGTCTGCCTGTACCTACAGGAAGGACCTCGCCGCCGAATCATCATGGCGTATCGAGGTGTCGGTAAGTCCTGGCTCACCGCCGCCTACGTGTGCTGGCTTCTGTGGAAAGACCCGCAGCACAAGATCATGGTGGTCTCCGCGAGCAAGGAGCGCGCCGATGCGTTCTCCGTGTTCGTCAAGCGCCTGATCGAAACGATCCCCGAGCTGGCCCATCTGAAACCGAAGGGTGACCAGCGAAACTCCAACCTGGCCTTCGACGTAGGCCCTGCCCTGCCCGACCAATCGCCCTCGGTGAAGTCCGTGGGTATCACCGGCCAGCTGACCGGCTCGCGCGCTGACACGATCATCGCGGACGACGTCGAGGTAGTGAAGAACTCCATGACCGTCGTGCAGCGAGAGAAGCTGTCGGAACTCATCAAGGAGTTCGATGCAGTCCTCAAGCCGGGCGGCCAGATCATTTACCTAGGCACGCCGCAGACCGAGGAGTCGATCTACAACAAGCTCCCGGAGCGTGGCTACCAGATTCGCATCTGGCCCGCGCGATATCCGAAGGACATGAAACAGCGGCAGTCCTACGGCGACCGCCTGGCCCCGATGGTTGCCGACGTGTTCGACGAGAACCCGAAGGTCGCGTGGACGTGCGTGGAGACTGTCCGATTCTCGGAGGAAGACCTCCTGGAGCGCGAGGCTTCCTACGGCCGCTCGGGCTTCATGCTCCAGTTCATGCTGGACACGACGTTGTCCGACTCGGAGCGATACCCGCTCAAGCTCAACGACCTCATCGTGATGGACGTGGACCGCGAGGTCGCACCGATCCGCGTGGTGTGGTCCTCGGGCGCCCAGTACGTCATCAACGACATCCCCTCGGTCGGCTTCACTGGCGACCGCCTCCACTCGCCAATGTACTGCGCTCCCGAAATGGAGGAGTTCACGGGCAAGGTCATGGCTATCGACCCTTCGGGCCGTGGCGGTGACGAAACCGGATACGCCGTCAGCGCAATGCTGCGCGGCATGGTCTACCTCCGCCGCGCGGGTGCAACGCCTGGCGGTTACGACGAGTCCACCCTGGAGCAGCTTGCGCACATCGCGCGGGCGGAGAAGGTGCAGACCATCCTGATCGAATCGAACTTCGGCGACGGCATGTTCCTCGCCCTGTTCAAGCCCGTGCTCCAGCGCATCTACCCGTGCGTGCTGGAGG